TCACAGGGACAGGCGTGCCGGCGCCCCTGCACCCACCTGGGCCGAGATCTGGGCGACCTCGATCACCTTGCCCGATGCCCCGCCATCGGCCCCCTGTTCGGCCGTGGAATAGGTCCAGCCAGGGGTGGAGAGCGTGGTTTCGCGCAGGATCGTCGGACCATCGAAGACGCGCAGACGGTAAAGCTCTGCCTCTTCCCCAAGCGGTACGTCCAGCCCGTCCCAGCGGTCGCCGTCGATACGGGTGCGCCTGATCCAGCTGATCGCGAGGTCGCCGCCCTCGGGCGCGGCCCGCAGGTGAACCGGGCTGAGCGGTTTCAGCCCGATCCCGTCAAAGGCATGCACCTGGTGGCGGTAGGACGTGTCGGAATAGCCGCGTTCCGCCGGGCCGATCCGGAAATGCCGGGCATAGCCCCGCTGCGCCCCGGTCAGACCGATCTGGGTCGGGCGGCCGTCCAGCAGCACGACGTAGGACCCGGCGGGCCAGGCAACCGGCATCCAGGCATCCGTGCCCAATTGCCCCCGCAGCCGGTGGCTGAGCAGAAAGACCCCATCGCCCCCCGGGACAACATCGCGGAACTGGAACAGTTCCCAATTGCCGGGGGTGCCATCGCCGATTGCCATCAGGTTCTTGCCAGACAACAAGGCGGCATCGCTGACCGACGACAGCTCTCCGCTGGTCAGGCGGACGGTCAGCGGGTTCGCCCGGTCGAACCGGCCCGGGGCCGCCCGCAGCAAGGCGGTTTCGGTGACGCCGATCGTGGCGCGGGCGTCGATGATCCGGTCGAGGGTGTAATCGGCATCCTCCGCCCCCTGGTAGAGCGCGACGGAACCGGGCCAGGGCCGCGCCGTCACCGCGATATGGGGCGCATGGGGCACTTCGTCCCCGGTGATGAGCGGCAGGTCGAGGAACAGCGGGAAGACCGGAACCGGCGGCACGAAGGCCTTCTGGGTCGTGGCATCCTCGATCATGTCGACGGGTCGGTAGGTTTCAGGCTCGATCCGCACCGCGTCGATCAGGCCCATCCCGGAGCGTTCGATCCGGTCGATCCGGTAGCGTGCCTCCCCGGGCCCGATCTGCACCACGTCGCCGGGGCCGAGGTCCGCGCGCGAGGGTGGCAGAGCCAGGCGGAGGGTGTCGCGGGCGATCCGCGCCTCGCTGAGCCAACGTTCGGCGACCTGCCGCCCCTCGCCCCGCAACATGGACAGGCGCAGATCCTGTCCGGCGACGGGGCCGTGATCCTCTTCCGGCAGGGCGGCTTCTTCGGCGATGGTTTCGAAATCGGCCTCGGCTTCGACAAAGCGGATACGGATGCGGCCCGCCATCTCGGCCTCCGACGCGCGGGTTTCCTCGGTCACGCCGTCCAGCTCGCTGCTGAGGGCCATTTGGTCGGGATCGAGCATGGCATCGACGCGGCCATCACGCATACGGAAGCGCAACAGCCCCTCGCGTTCGACAGCGTCAAACCCGAACCGCAGCATCAACGCCTGCAACGCCTGGCGCGCGGTGCCGCCTTCGGGCTGTTCGAACCCCCAGACCACACCCCAGAGCCCGTCGGTGTCGATCTGCGTGACCCCGGCCGAAACGCAGATCTCGCGCACGACGGAGGCGAGCGAGCGGGCAGAGGCGCGGCCGGTGATCCAGTGGCCGGTGGTGTAGTTCGCGCCGTCCGACCAGATCTCGCGGTTGCGCGGGAACCACGGAAAGGGTCGCGCATCCCAGGCCCAGACGAAGCCCCGCGACATGTCGATCATCGGTCCACCGTATTCGACCGAGACCGGGTTGTTCGCCGGATCGCCCCAATGGCTGTACATGGCGCGCAGGTATTGCAGCTGGATCAGGTCGTCGCGCCGCCCGTCCGAGGCGCGTGGCAATTGCGATTCCGAGGATTTCGGGTCGAGGAACTTGTTGGGCTGGTTGGTCGCCTTGTCGATGGCCGCGCAGCCCAGTTCGGTAAACCAGATGGGTTTGGATTGCGGCTCCCACCCGGTCGGAAGCTCCTGCCGGACGCCGTCGATCCGTTCGTGATGCGCCGAGGCCCACCAGTTGCGGATATCCTTGTAGCGCCAGATCCAGGGCTCGCCATGGGCGTCGTCGGTGATGGGCGTGCGGATCTGGGCGGCTTCGGCTTCGGGCGAATGGTAGAACCAATCATACCCCTCGCCGCCCTCGATATTGGCGCGCAGGTAGTCGAGGTCGTAGATGTCGCCCCATTGGGCATCGGCGTGGGTGTCGCCGTCGCGCCAGTCCGACAGCGGCATGTAATTGTCGATCCCGATGAAGTCGATCTCGGCGTCGGACCACAGCGGATCGAGGTGGAAGTAACGATCACCGCTGCCATCCTGCGGCTGGTAGCCGAAATATTCCGACCAATCCGCCGCATAGCCGATCTTCGTGTTGGGACCGAGGATCGTGCGCACCTCTGCCGCGAGATCGCGGAGGGCGGCAACGGCGGGAAAGCCGTTTGCATCCCGGATCTGTGTCAGGGCGCGCATCTCGGACCCGATGCAGAAACTGTCGACCCCACCGGCGGCCGCGCAGAGCGCGGCATAGTGCAGGATGAAGTGCCGGTACTGCCAATCCGGCGTCCCGACATGGCTGACCACACCGTCCCCGATCACGTAATCCGAGGCGGCCGCAGTGCCAAAGAAGGCGTCCACTTCGGACCCCGCCTGCGCGGTCCGGTCTGGGGATCCATCGACGCCAGGTGCGAGCGACGTGGTGATCCGACCGCGCCAGGGAAGCTCCGGTTGGCCTTCATCGCCCGTCCAGGGATTGGTAAGGGTGTTGCCCGGCATCTGGTCCATCAGCAGGAAGGGATAGAACATCACCTTCTGGCCGCGGGCGTTCATCTCGCGGATCGCCTGGACCACCGACGCATCGGAGGGCGTGCCGCCATAGACGGGGCGGTCGTCATCATCGCGTGGCACTTGCAGACCGATGGGCCGGGTCACGCCCGACACGCTCCATGGCATGCCGGTGCCATCCTGTGCGTTCTGTTCCAGGCGCGGGACGGTTGCGCATTCGCCGCAGCGCAGGTCGTTGCCGAACCAGCTGACGATCAGGGACACGTTCTGGCAGGCAGGCAGGGACGCCTCCATCTGGTCCAGCGCGGTCGGGAAATCGGCCTTGCCGGAGGGCGTGTTGACGTTCGCCATCCGTACCACCCCTGCGCCCAGATCAAAGCTGACAGGCGTGGTGGCCAGGGCGTATTCCCCGCTGCCGGGCATCATCGCGACCGCCTGGATCGCGCGGGCCGGGTCGTCGGGGCCTATTTCAGCGGGTGCGGGGCGCAGCACCTCGAAGGTGAATTGCGGCACGCGGTTGCCCCAGCGATCGAGGTTCAGCTCTTCGAAGACGACATAGGCCGTACCGCGATAGGCGGGCACGGTGCCCGCGCCCTCGACCGCTTCGATCTTGGGATCGGGCAACTGGTCGGCGGCGCCTGTATAGACGCGCATGCCCAGGGCTTCGGGGGCCAGTTCCGCCCCATCGGCCCAGACCCGCCCGACGCCCGAGATCTCGCCCTCGCACAGGGCCACCGCAAGGCTGACCCGGTAAGAGTAGTTGCGGATCGCGGGACTGGCGCTTTGCGACAGGCCCTTGCCGCCCCCGCCGCCGCTTTCGCTGACGACCTCGCGGAACTGGCTGGCCCAGATCACCTGACCCGCCACACGCATGCGACCATGGATGCGGGCGATCGGGTCGCCCTCTCCGGCGCCCATCAGGCGGATACGCTCGACCCGGCCGGTTTCGACGGGCTCGGCCCCCTGCCCCATCAGGCGCTGGTCGATGGCCCGGCCCAGCACGGCGCCAACGAAGCGCCCCGCCACGACGGAGGACATGCCGAGGACAGACCCGCCCAGCGTGCCCCCCAGGGCCGCACCGGCGGCTGAAAGCAGAATGGTCGCCATGGTCTAGACCTCCTCGGGGAATGCGAAACGCGCCACGATGCGGCGCTGCCAGGGTCGGCTGAGGGGGCTTTCGACAACCCCGTGGCCGGAATAGGCGTGGATGAAGGTGGGCGTGGGTCCGGTTTCGGCCTGCACGCCCAGATGTTTGGCCACCGCGCCCGCCTGCATGCGGAACAGCAGCACGTCGCCCGGCTGGGCGGTGTCGAGCGGCCTGTGCAGAAGGTGGCGACGCGCAGCCTGCCATAAAGCCTCGTCCCCGGACGGTTCGGACCAGTCGCGGGTATAGGCGGGCACGGCTTCAGGTTCTGCACCGTAAAGCTCGCGCCAGATGCCGCGCAAAAGGCCCAGGCAATCGGTTCCGGCACCGCGGACCGAGGCCTGGTGCAGGTAAGGCGTGCCGATCCACAGACGGGCAAGGTCGACGGCGCGGGTCATCGGCGGCTGCCCCCGCCAGTCTGACCGGTACGCGCGGGCATGATGGTCAGCCAGTCATCGCCCGGGATATCCGGGAAACCCTGGAAATTCAGCGTATTGGCGAACTTGAAGCGGCAGGTTTCGAACCGCTTGTCGCACCCCGCCTCCAGCCGCACGGTGTCGCCCGGCTCTATCGGGGCACGAAGCGCCTGCCACAGATCGACCGTGCGGTGTGCCTCTTCGATCAGGTCGCGCTTGATCGTGCCGGTCAGCCCTTCGGCGGTACCGGAGAGAACCGTCAGGCGGCCGCGGGTGAACCAGCCCGGCGCGAAGTCCTCGAGGCGTGGCAAGGTCAGGCGCTGACGTTCCTCGATAGTGGCAACCGCAGCCGTCACCGAATACCCGGGATCGGAGAGGTCGACACCACAGGCCGCATTGCCCAGCACCGCATCGCACGGCTTCTGGTAGACGCGGCCCGTGGGCTGGTTCAGCGCCTCGGCCAGGCCGCGCAACTCGGCCTGGAACGCGCCGCCCGCGCGCCGCATCTCTCCGATCGTGCCACGGAAAAGCATCTGGCGTTCGTCGACATTGGCCCAGTTGACGATCCAGGCCGTGACCTCTGCCCCATCGAAACGCCCGGCGTCGATCTCGGCCTCGGAAATCGCGGCATCGGTCAGCGCACCAAGCGCCTCGCTGTTGTCGACCGCCAGCCCGGTCCCCTGCTGCAGCGCCATCGCGCTGAGGCCGCTATCGGCGCGGAAGGTCCGGCCGTCGAAGCTGAGGTCGCGGTCGTGATCGGTAAAGCCCAGCACCTGCCCGTCGCGGCGCGTGATCGCCCAGGCGTGGCAGGTCGTGGTGGTCGCGGTGGCCAGATGGGCGGCCAGCCCGTCATGGAACGCCATCAGACCCGCAGCTCCACCACCGGGACGCTGGGCATGTCGCCCGCGCGAAAGGCCGCGACAGAGGTCGCGATCCGGTCCGTGTCGAACCGCACGGGCACATCGAATTCGTAGCCTGCGGTGACCTCCGCACCGGGGATCGGCGCCTCGTCCAGGGTGATGAGGCCGGTGGTGGTGTCGACCTCGAAATTCACGCCCTCGCGCTGTTCAGTGCCGTTCACGCCGACCCGGACCGTGCCCGCCACCGGCTTGGAGATCACGCGCCGATGCTCTTGCAGGCCCGAGCGATAGGTCTTGGCCATCTGGAAGACATGCGTGTCGCCATCCCCCCGCGCCAGAAGCTGGTCGGTATGGGCGATGGTGAGCGATGGCAGGCAGGAGCGGTAATCGGACCAATCCTTCCAGCGGAACCCGTAGAGCTGCCCTTGGCGCGCCTCGAAGAAGGCCAGCAGCGCCTCGATATCGTCGAGCGACCGCATCGCGACGCCCGCATCGTAGCGCCGGCGCGATTGCGACCAGGGGGCGTTGCGTTCCTCGAACCCGTTGGCCAGCGTCACGATCTCGGTCCGCCGCTCCGGCCCGCCGGAGGAGCCGAAGCTCAGCGCGGCGGGAAATCTCACCTCGTGAAAACTCATGGGGCGCTCCTTTCGAATGGGTCAGCGGTTGCGCTGGCCGCGTTGCATCGCCCGGCCCATCTGGGCGGCGATCTGGCTTTGCGAGCGGCGGAAACTGTCGGCGTCTGGGGTCGAGATATTCATCACCACATGCACGGCGCGGCCGCCCTCGGCGCGGACGCCCAGCTTGCCGTCGCTGCCGCGCGACAGCGGCATGATCGCCTCGGGCCCCGCCTCGCCCATCAGGCCGGTGCCGCCCCGCATCGGGAAGGTCACCGGGCCGCGCACGACACCGCCATCGGCAAAGGGCATCACCCGTCCCTGGGAAAAAGCGCCGCCTTGCGCGAAGGGCATCATCCCCTCGAACAGCCCGCCGATCCCCTTGGCAATCATGCCGCCGAAATGATCGGTCACTGGCTTCACCGCCGCGGAATAGGCTGTGTTGATCATCGAATTCGCGACGGTTTCCAGCGCATCGGACAGTTTCGCCCCGTCCAGCACCAGCCCGTCCAAGGCGCGGCGCAGACCACGGCTGAGACCGCGTTCCAGCACCTGCACATCCTTGCCGGTCTCGGCCATGGCCGACCGCATCCGTCGCAATTCGCTGTCGAAACCGGCGGCCATGCCGGCCGCCCCGCCCAGCGAAAGCTCCAATGCCTCGACCTGCGCCTGCAGATCGCCCAGCCCGTCAATCTCGTCCATCATCGCGTCCTTTCGCCTGGTCCGGATAGGCGGCCAGCAATTCATCCAGCCGCGCCCGCCGCAGCGGTGCCGGGGCCGCATCGCCCAGCATCAGCCGCAGCTCTGCCGGGGTCAGCGCCCAGAATTCACGGGGCCGCAATCCCAGCCCCCGGATCCCGGCCCGCATCAGCGCGGGCCAGTCGAAACCTGTCATGCATCCTCTCCTGGCAGGGCGAAGGCGCGGGTCAGCAACTCGGCCGCCGCGCGGGAGGCGCCAACCGGCCCGCCCTCGATCTCGGCGGCGAGCAGATCCTCGGCCCCGCCCTGCCAGCCGCCACCGCGCAGCCCCGCCACGATCAGCGACAGCACATCGCGGCTGGAAAAGCCCGATTGCTCGAACCGCTCGACCAGTTCGACCAGCGACCCGGTCTGCATCGCGGCCTCAAGCTCGGCCAGCGCGCCAAGCGTCAGGCGCAGCACGTGGCGTTCACCGTCGATGGTCAGCGCGACCTCTCCTGCGTGGGGATTGGCCATCAGATCGCCGTGAAGCTGAGCGCGCCGGCCGAAGCCATCGACAGCTCGTAGGTCGCCTCGCCGTCATGGGCACCGGCATATTCGATCGCGGTGACCTGGAACGGCCCCTCGATGATACCGAAATCGGGAATGACCACCTGGAAATCCGGGGTTTCCCCGTCAAAGAAGATCTGGCGCGCGCGTTCGTCGGACCCCTCGTCACGGAACACACCCGCGCCCGAGATCCCGGCCGAGCGGACCCCCGCTCCGCCCAGCAATTCGCGCCAGCCCCCCTGGCTTTCCAGAGACGTCACATCGACCGCCTCCGCGTTGAACGAAACCCGCGTCGCGCGCAGCCCCGCCAGTGTCTGGAACTGGCCATCGCTGGCCATGTCCACCTTGATCAACAGGTCCTTGCCGTTTTGGGCTGCCATGTCTGTCTCCATTGTCTGGGGGGACGCATCCCCCGGTTCGCGGGGCGGACCCCGGTTCAGTCGTCGTCGAGTAAGGCGCGGAAGGTCAGGTCGATCCGCCGCTGTTGTCCGGCCTCGTCCCGTTGGGCCCGGGCGCGCAGGAAATTCAGCGTCACGATGCGGCCGCGATCCAGCGCTCCGAGCGGTGCACCCATGACATCGGACACCGCCCCCGCCACTGCCTTTGCGTCGTGAAAGGAGGCACTGTCGGTCACGACGGAGATCATAAAATCATGCCGCGTCGCTGCACCCGACTGGTCCGAGCAATCTAGGGCCTTTTCCGGACCCAGGCTGACATAGAGCGCGGGTATCGACCCGGCGGGCGGCGCATCGAAGATCGCCGACCCGACCAGCACCTGAAGGGCCGCATCGCCCACCAGCGCGTCATAGACCGCCTTTTGCAGGGATTGGGACATCGCGTAGGTCATGCCGCCACCTCCTCGGTTGCGAAACAGGTCAGGTAGCGGCCCTTGGGGTCTTTCTCGGCCACCGCCTCGATCCGGAACAGGCGTGCGCCCTCGCGGAACCGCTGCCCGGCCTGCGGACGCGACGGCACACCCGGCGGGGCGCCGCGGGTCACGATGCGATAGGCCATCCGCCCTGTCGCGACACCGCCGTAATCCGCGCCCCGCCCCGTCCGGGCCGTCACCTCGGCCCAGACCTCTCCCAGCTCCACCCAGGTTTCGCTGTAACCGCCGGCGGCGTCAGGCACCTGCTGCGGCGCCTCCAGCGCCAGCTTGCGTGTCAGACGGACCCGCATCATTCCCGCCCCCCGGCATAGACCCGCAGCGGGCGGTATCGTTCCAGCAACGAGGTCACGCCAAACGGCATGCAGCCCTCGCCCAGCCCCGTGGCGTCGCGGTTCTCGTAGTAATGTGCGGCCAGCAGCATCACCGCCTGGCGCAGATCGGCCGGCAGATCGGACCACGCCGGCCCGAACCCGGCGTTGAAGCGCACGCGGATCGCCCCGTCGGTCGGCGCGTCCGGCAGGCCGGCGCCGCGCGGGCAGAGCCGGGGGAAGCTCAGGTCTGGCTCCAGCCGGTAACGATCAGTGTCGACATCCACCTCGGCGCCCTCGGCATCGACGCGCGACACCCTGGTGATCGCAATGACCGGTCCCACCGGCAGCACCTCACCCTCGCGATTGCGCCAGGCCGGCCGCGTCCAGACCATGCCGCGCGACAGAAGCACCTTGGAGGTACGCGCCTCCACAGCAGCCATGGCGGCCCGCAGGAAGCTTTCCAGCACCGCGTCCTGCACATTGTCCCCGGTGAACCCGGTGCCCAGGCGCAGATGCGCCTTGAAATCTTCGACCGGCAGCGCCGCCAGCGGTATTTCGTTCTCTTCGATCAACATCCACGAACCCTTTCGTCACGGCTCCCGCCTCGGCCCTGCGGCACGTGCCCGCCCACGCTGCAGCGGACGGAGGGAGCAGCTGGCCAGCGTCATACGGGCGGTCACGCACCTGCCGGGGACGCGGACGCCCCCGGCGACCCGACACCTCAGGAGGCGCCGAATTTCAGCAGCTTGATCGCCGCAAAGTCGGTCACGTCCCCGCCGACCCGCTTGGTCGCGTAGAACAGGACATGCGGCTTGGCGCTGAACGGATCGCGCAACACGCGCAGATCGGGGCGTTCTGCGACGGTGTAGCCGGCGTTGAAATCCCCGAAGGCGATGGCGCAGGCATCGGAGGCGATGTCGGGCATGTCCTCGGCGATCAGCACCGGGTAGCCCATCAGCCGTGCCGGTTCCCCGGCCGCCAGCCCGTCGGACCACAGGAAGCGCCCGTCACCATCCTTCAGCTTGCGCACCGCGCCGGCCGTCTTGGAGTTCATCACGAAGGTGCCGTTGGCCCGGTAGCGCGCGCCAAGGGCATAGACCAGATCGACGATTGCATCCGCCGGATCGTTGGGATCGAAATCGCCATCCGTGCCGGTCGCAATGTAGCCCAGGGAATCCCAGGCCCAGGACGCGTCGGCGACCATGGTGTGGGTCATGAACCCCGTAGGCTTGTCCGATCCGTTGCCGTTGACGAAGGCCGAGGCTTCTGCCCGCGTGAACTTGTCGGCGATCCGTGCGGCCAGCCAGCCCTCCATGTCGAAGGCCGTGTCGTCCAGCAGGCGCTGCGACGCCTTGGGCAGGGCCGAGAGTTCGTAAAGCGGGATCGAGATGCGATCCAGGGTCGAGGTCGTCGACTCGCTGACCGATCCACCCTCGCTGACCCAGCCCGAAGAGATATCGGTCGTGTCCATCAGCACGTCGTAGGACCCGGCCTCAACCGTCACGACGTTGCAGATCGACCGGATCGAGGCCGCCGATTGCAGCACGTTGCGGATCGTTTCGGAGGTCTGCGGATCGACCAGGTAGCCACCGTCGGAGGCGACGGAAAACGCCTTGCCCTCCAGCTCCAGCCCGCGCAGGCCGTCATCGTCGCCGGTGCGCAGATAGGCGCCGAACGCCTTGGTGTGGGGTACGGTCAGATCGGCCTCGGTGGCCAGGGCCGGGCGCAGGCCCGCATGGGTTTTTCGGTCAAGCATGGTCAAACGGCTTTCCTGTTGTTGCAGTCGCTCATCAATCGCGTCGCGGTAGCTCTTGAACTCCGCCACGAAGCCCGCCACGGCGGTCTTCATCTCGGCTGCCGGAGACAAAGCCTCTCCGGGCCGAGAACTCGTCTCGGGTTTCTCCATCGTCATTTTCCCGTTGAAGAATTCGGCCGGGCTACTGCCCTGCCATCTCCAGCCGCGCCCCGTCGAAGGCCGCCGCCAATTCGCGCATCATGTCGGTCTCGGGGCCCTCGCCCTTCGCCGCCACTCGCGCACTGGGCAGCATCGGGAAGGTCACCAGCGACACTTCCCAAAGCTCCAGTTCCGTCAGGAGCCGCCGGCCCCCGTCATCCTTCACCGCCCGTTTCGTGCGGTACCCGATCGACAGCCCGTCAAACGCGCCCGCCCCGATCAGCGCCGCCGCCTCGCGGGCCTTCGCGACCCCTTCCAGCAGGCGTCCCTTGACCCAAAGTCCGGTCTCGTCCTCGTGCAGTTCGTCCCAGACGCCAATCGGCTGGGCCGGGTCGTGCTGCCACAGCATCTTGACCCCGCGGCCCGTGCCCAGGCTGGCTGCATAAGCGCCCCGCGCCACCACGTCGCCGCCCTGGTCCGCCGCGCCGAAACGCGAGGCATAACCTTCGATCCGGTAGTCGTCGGTCACCGACAGATCATCCCCGAACCCTGCGAATTTCCTTTCCAGTTCCATCACTTACCCCTCGATCCCATTCCTCATGACGCCTGCAGCACAAACGATTGAAACGCCTCCGCCAGCACCACGCCGACAACGCCATACACTGTAAGCCAAAGGCGTTTCTCCAACCGTTCGATCGTCGCCTCGTGACGCGCGATCCGCTCTTTCAGCCCGTCGATCTGCAGCCGCGAAACCCGCTCATGGGCCTCCAGCCGCAGCGCCGGGGCACAGTCGAAGCTTTCGAACCCGTAGCGCCGTATCTCCTTCGGCTCACTCATCCCCGACCTCCGCCGGAAGCCCCAGCAGCGACCGTTTCTCGGCCCGCGTCAGGAATTCCGCCTTGGCCACGCGGGCCCATTGCGCATCGCGTTCTGCGGACAGGGCGGGCACCTGGTCGAGGTCGGGCTTCAGCATCACCGCCTCGCCCGTGAAGCCCTGCAGCCAATGCGACAGCGCGGCCGTGACCCGTGTCGCCAACGGCAACACCGTCAGGCGAAAGAACGCGCGATGCGCCTCCTGGTAATTCGCGTAGGTCGCCTCGCCCGGGATCCCCAGCAGCATGGGCGGCACGCCGAAGGCCAGCGCGATATCCCGCGCAGCGGCCTCCTTGGTCTTCTGGAATTCCATGTCCGAGGGGCTGAACCCCATCGGCTTCCAGTCCAGCCCGCCTTCCAGCAACATCGGCCGCCCGGCATTGCGGGCGCCCATGTGGTGGCTTTCCAGTTCGTTGACCAGCCGGTCGTACTGATCCGCCGCCATCGACGCCCCGTCGGCCCCGCCATAGACGATCGCACCCGAGGGACGCGCGGCATTGTCCAGCAACGCCTTCGCCCAGGCCGAAGCCGAGTTGTGAACGTCCAGCGCCTGCGCCGCCGCCTGCATCGCGCTCAGCCCGTAATGGTCGTCCTGCGGGTGAAAGCTGCGCACGTGGCAGACCGGCACCCGCGCACCCGTCACGTCGAAACGGTGCTTGCGCCCTCCGACCGCGTATTCGTAGGCCACCGGCCAGCCATCCGCGCCCGGCACGACCGACATCCGGTCCGACCGCAGCACATGAAGTTCCACCGGCGCGCCCTCTTCGGCAGCCACGGCCTCCACGTAGCCGTTCCCGGTCAGGATCAGCTGTCCGAACAGCGCCTCCAGCAGTTCTGCCTTGCCCTGAACCGGGTTGGGCCGTGCCAGCAGTTCCAGCACCGGATGCGTTTCATAGCGGCGCGTCTCGTCCTGAAGGACCAATGGCAGCGCCGCCGCGGCCTCTGCGATCATCTTGACCGCGCGAAAGCCGACCGGGTTCCCGGCAAAGCCCGTCCGGGTCAGCGACACCGTATCGCGCGGCGACCAGGCCACCCGGCCCGCACCGTGATAGGCGATCACCGGGCCAGCGGCGCTGGCCTTCGCTTCCGGGGCCGTCCCCGCATCGCGCCGGAAATAGTCGATCACTCCCATGGGTCACTCCTTCCATCCCGCGCCCCGTGGCGCTTCGGAAAAGAACATCCTACGAAAGGGTTAAACCGGCCTTCCTAGAGCGAACGCACCCTTGGCCGTTTGCGCAACGCCGCCGCATCGATCATCAGTTCGTGCAGAGCCCAGACCAGCGCATCCAGCCTGTCTGGAGAGCCCTTGCCCTCATATCCACGCGCCGTCATGGCGCAGAGCTGATCCTCAAGCGCCTCCAGCCCGCGCAGGTGATGCACCCTGCCCTGTTCGTAGAGCGCGGCCACCGGTTCGGCCCTTGCGGCCTTCCCGCGCGCCGCACGCACCTTGCGGAGCGGCACCAGCGGGTCGACCTGCCGGATTACCGCCTCGACCAGGTCACCACCCTGGTTCACCTCGGCCACGACCCGTTCGGCACCGTGCCGTTCCATCGCGGCGATTGCCGCCTCGGCCCATTGCATCGGGGACGCCGCGCGCACGCTGGCATCCTCCAGCACGAAGGCGCGCCAGTCCGAGACCTCTCCGCGCGTCACCACGCCCGCGACCACGATCCCGCATTCATCCGATCCGTCATGGCCCGTCACCGGCGGGTCCACCGCGACGACCACGCGGTCCATCTCGGGCGGGGCGTCGATCCGGCCCGCCTCAAGCGCTGCGGACGTCCACATAGCCCCTTCAGCCTCGCCCAACATCACACCGTCCAGTTCCTGCCGCCCCAGGCGCGTCTCCGCATAGCGTGCGCGAACCTCTTCCAGGAAGGACTCGGCCAGGTTCGCCCTGTTGGCCTCTGTCGGCGCCTGAGTCACCATGGTCGACGGCATCTCCAGGAGGTCCTTCAACACACCGACGTTGCGCGGCGTGGTCGTCACGCAGACCCGTGGATCATCGCCCAACCGCAGCGCGAATTGCAGCATGTCCCAGGTGTCGCGCGCCTTCTTCCACTTGGCCAGTTCGTCCACCCAGGCGGCATCGAATTGCGGGCCGCGTAGCGCCTCTGGCTCATGCGCGGAAAACACCTGTGCGACGGCACCGTTGGGCCAGACCAGCTGTTTGCGCCCCGCCTGCCAGTCCGGCCGCCGGTCGGGCGGCGAACAGGCCAGGATCCCGCTGTCGCCGAAGATCATCACCTCGCGCACCTGGTCGACGGTTTCGCCCACCAGCGCGACACGCGAACAGCGCCCGGGATCCATCGGGCGCGCGCCTTCAACCACGGAGCGCACCCATTCCGACCCAGCCCGCGTCTTGCCGGCGCCGCGTCCGCCCAGGATCACCCAGGACCGCCAGTCCCCTTCGGGCGGCATCTGGTGCGGCATCGCCCAGAACTCGAACAAAAAGGGGAGAGCACGAAGCTCTCCCTCAGTCAGGTCATCCAGAAATTTCTCCTGCACCGCAACATCGGCGGAGGCGATCCAGCTTGCACCCGATCTCGGCCCTTGCGGCGTCGAGGTCGAGCTCCCCGCTTCCGCCCCCTTGTTCCCTGCGTCGGTCTTCAT